CAAGAAGGTTGTCCAATGTCTGACTGACTGCGATCTCAGACCAATACGAGCTCTCACCCACGTTGGCGCGGATATCGAGCCACAAATCCTTGAATTGCGAGAAATCATAGTCAACCATCTTCATTTGGATCGTTTGCTGTCCGGTCATCGGATCAACGACCGGCACTTCCTGCATCACAGGTCGCGGTCCGTAGTGCGTGCCCGCCATATCGAAGACGATACGCCCGATGTCTTCAATCCACTCGTAGAGATTGCTTTTTGGATTCTCTAACGGCACGGCTGCCGCCTTAGATACAGCAATGATGGCCGATGTGTTCTTCGGATCGACGTTACCAAGCGCGCCGTCAGAAGCGCCAAGCATCTCCTTGGTGTACTGCATCGCAATTTCAAGCACTTGCATGATTTGCGCTGACATATTGCCAGGCTGCAAGTACGTGGCGATGTTGGCGAGCGGCGTGTTGAGATCCGCACCACTTACACCGATGGCCGAGCCTACTGCATCGTCCCATTGCTCCAAGAGATCCGCGTTATACACGGCTTTAGGGAACGCGGTACGCATCAAGTGATACATCACGAACGCAAACATGCGATTTATGAAGATTTGGTTAGGCAACACGCCTGTCGCTATCGCTCGACCGTGATAGGTGCCCTTCTGTTTCTCCCAATTGTTGAACGCGACTGGATAGACGGAGAGCCCCAAGTCTTCATCTTTGAAGATATAAGCGCCTTCTGTGCTCTTGGAAGCTACGATCGTGTCGTATTCCTCGTCAAGTTCAGCGCCAGTTAGCTGGTCCACCGTTTTCTTGGTCTTCTTCACCTTGCGATAGACGATAATGTATTCGGCTTTGCCGGATTCGTCGCCCTCTACCTCGATTTTGCTATAGTTGCCCGGTGAATTTTCATAGTTCTTATCGGACTTGATGTCACTTGGGTTCTGTCCGTAATCCTCCGCTTCTTCTTGGAGCCGCTTCACGGTATCCCTGCCGCGTACAATGACATACGGCTGTACATCCATGCTGCTCGTGTTGGCGTTGCCCAGGAATACGTCGGTACCGTCGATGAGCTCGAAGCAAATATCGCCTTTAATCTCCGGCCGCATGCTGCCATATGGCTTTTTGGACTGGTCCCAATAGAAGTGCGCGGCCATATCACCAGATACAGCGGCGTCGAATAGCGCATCTTTAATGCGGAACTCCATTTTCCACTTTTCAAACAGGTTGTTTATGACCTTATTCGCGATTTCCGCACCGGCCGCGTCATTCTGCCTGCTCGGATCGGGATTATCCTTGTCATACATCATCGGTTCGAAGTGGATTTTTGCCTTGGAACTGGTCAAAGACGCCACAAAGAACGTGATAACGCGTTTGATGATGTTAAACACCGGCTTGGGCATGTCCGATTCCGGCAATCCTCTCCACTGGTTGCCTGCGAAGAAGTCCCAATTCGCGTTAACGGTCTCGTAATAGTTCGGGTCTTGGCTATTGTTGTACTTCACACCAGCTTCATAGAGCTGCCAATCCTTTGTCGGCGTATTAGCCAATTACTTCACCCCTTTCGCGCTTTCGCCTCGTTGTACGCCATCATCTCATCAAAACCTTTCTTTAGGCGTTTGGCCCGTTCGCGCTGCTCTTGGAGCTCTGCTTCGTCTTCATCCAGTTCGAACTCTACTGCAGGCTGCTTGGCCCGCTGGCCTGCCATGTATCCGCTAATGAATGCACAAAAAAAGGCCGTTACTGTTAACGCCCCTACTAGGAATTGCATATTTAGTTCACCTTTCTTTCCTCTAGTCTTCTTATACGCACTTCATGACGTGTTAAAAGGGAGTCCAAAGTTTTGATATATTCATTCTGATCGATAAGTTGTTGGTTAAGAATCCGAATCATTTCATTTACGTTTGTAAACAATTGTTTTAATTGCTCGTCCATATTCTCACCACCTCGTATAAGCGGCCATATTCGGCTTCCCGCCTGTCAGCTTCTTCACTGCTTTCGCGTGCTTCTCTTGCGGTGTTGGGTTGTCAGGGTCACTCTCATGCTTTTTGCGCTCCTTGAAGTGCAGCACCTCATCATTGAGCGCATACCTCACCGCGTCTATGCTGTGATTGTTCTTGTCGGGGTAGCCTGCTTTCCAATTGCCGTTCGCATCCTTGTCGAGCTCATACGTTAGGAACTCGCGTGCTGTCTCCGGGCACCGTGTATCGTCGATGATGATGGCTTCGAGGTCCTGGAGGAACTTCACGCCGTACTCGATACTATCCGGCCCTTTCTTGACTGCTCGAATCTTCCTCCCGTATTGCCGCAGCTCATGGTTTGACTTCGGCTCTGCTGAGTCGGCAGTAACCAATTCGTTATTCGTGTTTTCCTTCTCGATCTCTTGATTCAGCATGTGGTTACTCATACCGACTTTGTAAATCTCGAAGTAGATATATAATCGCTTGTGTTTACGGTCATAATGCATGACGTTGTAAGACACAGGGTCAATAGCATAACCGTAATCGAGTCCGCGCTTGATGTTGTAAAACTCTTTGATTTCCTCATCACTGATACGCCTAATCTGCACATTGTCGAACACTTCCCCGCCTGTGCCTGTTACTTCGCCCATATATTCATGCTCGTAGGCGCTCGGCTTGGTGTCTCTCAGGTGTTCCGCTTCTATGATGAACTGTTCACCCAGCCATTCACGCGGAACGCTTAAATAGGTGCTGTGGTGCGTCAAACGGTCATCCCGCGTCATCTGCACTTCTGCATTTACCCAGTTGTTTGCGCTCTTTGGCGGGTTATAGGAATAAAACACGCAATACTTAGGTCCACCGCGCATAAGCGATTGGTTAATCATCCGAACTTCTTCCATGCTAGCGAACTCATCAAGCTCCTCGTACCAGATGAACTTGGTGTAGCCGCGGCTGAACTTCATGGATTTGATCTTCTTCGGCTTATCCGCACCACGGAAGCGTATCTCCTGCCCTGTGGGCTTGTAGGTGATGACCAGCTTCGCCTCGGGTATCTCCCAATAATCCTCCACGCCAAGCGCCTCTATGGCCCAGGCAAGCTGCTCCATGACTGACTCGCGCAGTGTATCCTTGACCTTCCGCAGCACAACCGCGTTGGCGTTTGGGTCCTGCATCATGCCCAGGATGATCTCGGAAGCAACGAATGAGGATTTCGTACTTCCCCGGCCACCGGATAACCAATAATGGACATGATTGCCATCGTGTATATCCCAATGCACATCATAGAAGCTCGGGGCGATTACATTAGTTAGACTTACCTCGTGGGATGTCATTTTTGATTGTCACCCCAGTTTCGCCGCTGTGCTCGATTTCCTGCTTATCACGCCAGCCCATTTGCTTGAGGCTGAATATTGCCATAGCTGGGTTCAATGTGCCTTTCAGCGTCCCGATTTCAAGCGCAGCCTCTTTCTTATCGATGCACTTTTTTAATAGCGCAGAAAACTCTTGCCGATCGTATAACCAAACACGTGGGACATCGTTCTTATATGCAAATTCCGCAATGATGGGTATATCCGTTTCGTCGATATACTGAGCGAACTTCTGAACGAGTTCGAGCATATCCTGTTCCGGTATTTTTGGAGGTCGCCCTACTTTCGCCATAAACATTCACCCCTTATAATGACAAAAAGGAGCGCTCTCATTCGCTCCCTCATGCCAGATTGGCTGATCACAATAGCCGTAGCCTAATACCCTCAGACGGTACGTAAGCTAGTTCTCGTATTTGTATTTGTGCAGCGCTTTAGGCGCATGTCACTGTGATAAAACGTGGTCATGGGCCACACTCCCATGAATGCTCGCTCGGTTTGGTATCACTCGGATTGCGGTATTGGCTCCAACAATAGATATTGGCCGACTATCACTTAGTTGGCAGGTACACCGTTCCTTAGCGTCTCTCTTCCGCCACCACGCTGTTTCGTATTTACTCTGCAAAGGTCAATTATGCTTACCCGTTGCCACCGGATCAGTGCAGAGTGGGCGGAAGAAGCCGAAAGGAGCTTTCACCGTTCCTATGAGGGTCAGCGTATCCATACGCTATCGGTGTCCTTCCGGGCTTCTCACATCTATAGATTATCATGGCTAAAACCTAACAACACGGAGCATTCACGGAGTTTTTTCGGAATCTTTTCGGAGTAGTTCTTCTAGTTCGTGTATACGGGATTGTGCGGCTTCGTATTGGGCTATCCAGTGAAAGCCGATTTCAATGAGCGGATGGTTATTAATGAGTACTTGATCGTAATTATCTAGGTACGCTTTATCCTTCTCTATATCACGCATCACAGCTTCTCTCCGCAATGAGTACACCTCCAACCGTTATAGTGCATTCCACTGCTTAACATCGACATCCTCACTTTGGTGTGGCGAAATGTCAGATTGCATAATAATTTATTAAGCCGCCTAAACATCGCCGCCACCTCCTAGTTTTGCTAAGCATTCACGGGCAAGCATCTTTAGAGTTGTTGTATCATGATTGTTCGATTGTCTTGCAACCTCTTTCACACACTCGATCAGCGCGGCATTGTCGGCTTCTAACTCCAATGCATGATTAATTGTTGCGATGTGGTATTTGCTGATTGTTTCTATATCTTCGCGTTCTTGCTGGAGTTCGGTTTTAAGTTGCTCGTTTACTGCTTCTAAACTGTCGTTCACAACGCGCAGCCCGTATCTTTCCTGTTGGAGTTTGGCGTTTTCGCAAAGCAAGCACGTTGCTGTGAGATACTCTCCATGTGGGCAAAACATCTTTTTACTCACTTTTCAGCACTCCTCTCCACTGCAATATCAAGCGCTAACGCGATCTTATAAAACGCCTTCCAACGGTACTTATCATACGTCTTATCCGTCATCGGCGGATTGCAGACATGGTTGTACACCACATAATCCAGCACATATGGCTCTTTCATATACCGCGCCTCGATGATAACCCGCTCTTTCGGGTGCAGACGCTTCACAACGCGTTCTAGCCGCTCGCAGTATACTTTCCGCATGTTAGGCACATCTACGTTATGCACGGCGATCTGCGCTGTCTGATCGCTTGTGACGTTCGTTGGGCCGTGGAAGCGCTCGTTGTATCCCGCTGTGATACCGGCTTCCCGTTCGTCGAAGGTGATGGTCTTGAATACGCGGTATTTCTCAAACGCTGCTTCTACGGCTGCCTGTGTCTTCTTGCGGTCAAGTTCTGGAAGCTGGAAACTAAGCTGCTGCAATCCAATCACCTCCAAATTAACATGATGATAGCCGCCCAAAACGTGAAACTGAATAGTAATGCGCCGATCATTCCCCAATTCCACTGTTTCACGCTCATTCCCCCAAATCGTCTATCGTGATTTGATTTTCTTCTTCCCACTCGTCAATGTCCTCGGGTTCAAACGGTAACTTCTCTTTGAACATTGGCGCACCCCTTACACGAACCGCATTTCTTCTCCTGCAGCTGCCTGCCTTTCCGTTTCCGCTGTGATGCCGGGATAAGCGGAACCGTTAGCGCATCCTCCCTTGTCCATCCTCTGCGCAGCCGGTACAGCACATGATGCTTGCTTAATCCATGCTGCTGCGCTCGTTCCAATTCTTCATGCGAGATAATCTTAACCGCTCGTCTCTCTAAATGATCCGCCCATGCTTCCTCTTTGCTCGTCGTGGCTGCTTTCTCTTCAGTCCAGCCCATCTGCTTTACGCGTTGCCAATACATCGGTTTACTGATGCCATTCTGCTCCGCTACCTGTAACCAATGCTCGGAATACTTCCTACGCGGCACAGGAGGCGTTGTGAGCGCCTTTTCGAGTTCCCAGCCATTATTCAGCCGTGAGATTAATGCCCACTTTCCTACGCCATTCTGAGCCGCCACAGCGTATTGCTCAGGAGTTATGATTGGGTCGCCGTTTTCGTCAAATTCAACCATGGTTAAACCTCCTCTATGATTAGCCCACGCGATGAGCTCGAGCATCTGCTCTCTCAGCGGTGGGTACTGCTTCACCTTGCTCCAATCGTATCCGCTCATTGCAAATCGGATTCTTTCACAAAGACGCCGTTTATCATCTTGCCTTTCCGATCCTTAATTTCGTCGTAAGCCTCTTGAATACACTCTTCAATGTCGAGTCCCAATTGCAAACAAAGGATGGTCATCACGACGAACATATCGCCTATGGAGTCAACCACAAATCCATTGTTGTCCCGTGCCATAGCCGCGCATAGTTCGCCATACTCTTCACCGAGCTTTAGCATTTGTTTGAGCGGGTCTGCAGTGTGCAGATTGCGGTCAATGGCCCATTCTTCGATTTTCGCTTTCAAGTCGTTCATGTACATATTGCTATTTCCTCCTTTGATTTGTGCGCTGTTCCTCCGTGCGTTTCGTGATAAGTGGGTCAATCTCTTTGTAATAGCCGATTAGTTGTTTCTGTTCATTGAGAGCAATCAGAATGCCGTTTATGTTCAGCCACTCTTTAACGCTCTGTCGCAAGGTTGAATACCCCCAGTATTTCAATCGTTGGTACATCGAGAATCACTGCGAGTTGTAAAGCAAGATCGTATGATGGTATGCGTCTGCCCTGCTCGATGTCCAAGATGTAATTGCGATGGCAGCCAACACGCCGAGCTAGTTCACCTTGCGACCATTTCCGCGCTTTCCGTATCGCTCTAAGTCCCTGTGCTGTCATCGAATACTCACTCGCTTATGCATCGCTTTCCAATACTCAGACATCGGGTTAGGTGATGAAGTGGAGCCATGCCTTTGATCTTCACGATGTGGAGATACCACAAACGCCACACGATTCTTGCTGCAAATCATCCCAACGACTTCGCCGGGCTGATTACCTCGGTTATCTCTCGCCACGATTGGCGCATATTTGTTAGGCTCGTAAATGAATAATGTCATCGACGGTTCCCCTCACTTTGGATATTGGATGCGTACCTTCTGCTGATTCACGCGGTACGGTTTGCGCGTTTGCTGCTGCCTGCGGGCGATCTCCGCCGCTGCTTGCCATTTGATGTATGTAGGTGCTTCGTCATAGCAAGCGATGGTGTAAAGTTCGGTTAACGTTGCGGTCTGGAAGTTCATTCAAGTCCACCCCATTGAGTCGCCATAGCATTTGCAATCCCGGGATATGTCCGACTTCTTTCTTTCCACCGGTTCGGTCCAGGGGGCATACGATGAACTTTCGCTTCTCGACCTTCCACAATATCCGTGGGCGACAATGGCGGAAGATTTTTTAACCAAAGGCAAGTTGCCTTAGTTTCGCCGTGTCCAAATTGCCAAGGCTGAATAATTTGCTCAGGCTTTCTTATCCGGCTGGAGATAATCGAAATCGGATTTTCAATTGCTATTCGTTCAATCGGAAGGTCCATTAGAAATTCCACGAACTCTAATGCTGATTTTTGTTCCTCTACCTTTTCCTTGAACCATCTTGCGCCTGATACTGCCAAATGAGTACAAGGGGGATGACATATCGCTAGATCAAATTGCTTCCAAAAACTCCGATCAAGCTTTGAAACATCGTATTGGATGTGTCCTCCTGGTGTTTCGCTCGGTAATAAGTCAAATGAAACTGCTGTGTGGCCTAGACTGGTGAACGCGTTTCTTACTGCCCCAGAGAACTCACATATAATTGCAACTTTCATCGTATCAACCTCCCATACCCATACAGGTACACGTATAATTTTGGTTATAAACTTGTACTATCTTGGATAAGCTAGACATAGAATCAATTAAGTAACTTCGACGAACCTATACTGCGGATACCGCTGTAGAAACATCTTCTTTTTCATCTGGTACACCGGCGTTTTCATGCCTTTGACATCGACAACATCCTGGGA